CCCCCCCTTCAGGCCATAGGCTTGGCGCGCATGCGGATGGAAGACGATCCGATGCGGGCGCGGTCACTTTCAATCTGTATGGCGTTCAATGCCTGTTCCAGCATCGTACCCCATACTTGGGTGCGGTTGTCCTCGCCAAGATACGGCGCAGCCTCCATCAGCGCGCCGTACAGGTACACATCAGGGGCAGCCGCCAGCAACCAGTTGCTGGTGGTTTCGTCCGTCAGGGCGGGGATGCTGCTGTAATATGTCAGTTCGCCAGTGTAGGTATTGCTGTCAGGCGCAGGGACCACCTGAAACTGGCTGCCAATCATGGTGAAAAACTTGGGACGCCCGGTCGAAGAAAAGATGACCCTTTCTTCTGCCGCTTGGTCGGGCGTCACATATTCCAGCGTGGTGATCGGCGTGGTGTTAAGCTGAAAGCGGATGTTTTCCAGCCAGTCAGTCGGCACGACGAAATACCCAGTGTCCACAGTCGCGGTCGCACGCTTGACCATGCGGTAGTCGCGAATGCGGCGGTTGAACTTGGCTTCAGCCAAGTCAATGAAGGACGGAATGTCCTGCGCCACAGCGGGCGTATTGAGCCAATTCTCAATCGCCCGCTGCAACTCGGTATACGTCGTGATCGACATTAGCCGATGACACCATCAGGCGTTTCCGCCGACTTGGACTGATTGTCTGCCGGGGCAGACAGCGAGAAGCCCGCCGCTTTCAGGTCATCAAACGACAGCGTCTGAGACGACCGGACCGCCTGCTGGACCTGCATGGCCACTGCGCTCTGCATCGCCTGCGACCGCGCGTCATCCATCAGGAACGGCGATGCGTGCATCAGCGAGGTGTACAGGTAGATGTGCGGTGCCTGCTGGATCAGCCAGTTCACAGCGCTGTCACCAGACTGCGTGCCGTCGCCACCGGACGACAGGGCCGGTATCTTCGCATAGTAGTCCAAAGCGAAGGTGGTGCTGGCAGAAGGTGCCGGTGCAAGCTGCATCTTGCGACCGATGATCGCGAAGAACTTGGGCGTACCGGCAGTGCGCAGGCGCGCACGGCGCAGCGTGATAAGCTGCTGCGGCGTCACTTGCTCCAGCGGCGAACTATCAGCGCCATCCACTTGGGCGTAGATCAGTTCCAGCGCATCAGCGGGCAGAGAAACGGACGACGTTGTCGTGGTGACCGTCGAACTCTCTGCCATGTGCGATGCGCGCAGAACGTCGTTCAGCGTGCTTTCTGCCAAAGTGATGAAATCAGGGATTTGCTGGTCAAGATCGGCGCGGTTAAGCCAATCTGCTAGTGCTGCCTTCAGCGTCCCGTAGTTTGTAATAGCCATTACATCGGTCCTTTACAGTTGGCCTTCGCGGGTGCGGAACACTCGGTTGTCCGAGTTATTCAACCATTTCTTCAGCGCCGCTGGATCATCAGCAATGCCGCGCCGCTTCAAGTCATAATACACCGAAAGCGGAATTGATGCGACCCTGTTCATGTCCCCCCACTTGGTACGCTTGTCTGTTTCGACACGCTGGCGGCGGTTGCTCTGATCGACATCTATGTTCTGGACAGTTTCAATGACGTATTCGCCATTGTCCTTCACATGCCAGTATCTGGTGATGCCTGTCGCGGGGTCAGTATCAAATACACGTTTCTGCATATCATCTCCGAATGGTCAGCGGGGCGAGCCGCAGCCCGCCCCGCTTAGTCATTACGACGTGGTCAGGTCGGCCACGATGCCGTGGGCTGCTTCCTGCGAAATCTTCAGACCGAATTCGCAGATCATCATGCCCTTCTCGGCGTCACCGGTCTTGGCCAGTTCGACCTGCTGGATCGGACGCAGGTAGCAGACCGATGCATATTCAGGGTCGAGGACCAGAGCGTCACGCGCACGCTGGAAGCGGTTCGGCACAACCGTAAGTGTACCGAAATCGCTCATGTAAACGTCAGCCGCGCCAACAATGGTGGTCGGCGAGTCGGACGGTGCCATGTAACGCTGCGCTGCGATGCCAGCGAATGCCGACACTGCCTGCTTGTTGAACGCGCCAACCATCAGGACGGACGGGTTGCCACCCGATGTCCATGCCTGCTGCATCACGTCTTTCAACATTGCCTCGCTGAAGGCCCTCTGAGTCCCGTCAGTACGGGCGTCAGTGCCGTCGCCGGTCGGTGCTGCACCGCCAGTGCCAACGCTGTCGTTGGTGGCAATCCACGCGCCGATACCTGCAGTTTCAGGTGCGGTCGAGGAGTTACCTGCAGCGCGGGCATTATTGTCCAGCAGGACAGCTTCCACGTCGCGCTTCAGTTCCTTGCCACGCTTGGCAACCTGATACGCGACTTCGTCAGCGCGGCCAGCCTTGTCCACAGCGGCAAGGTTGTCTGCAATGACGTAGGTGCGACGACGGATGTGGGTGTAGTTGCCCAGACGGGTGGTCGCCGATGTCGCGTCGAACGACGAAACGTCGTCACCGTTGATGACAGCGGTGGTCGAGGTTGCCGCCAGCGAGTCGGTCTGCCACTCGAAGAAGGTGTTCGAAACAGACTCGGAACCCACGTTCGACTGGAACGGGGTTTCTTCCGGCGAGATGTTGGCAATGGTGTTTGCCAGTTCTTCACGAATGCCCTTCGCGTCGAAGGTGGTGAAGGTATTTGTCACGATAGCCATGACTATTGCTCCTATAGCAGAGATTTGATGACAGAGGCCGCGTCTTGGACCCGGCCAGTTTGCTTCAGGCGTTGTTGCGCCCTCTCTACATCAGAACGTCTGCGGGGCTGTGTCCCCTTGGAACCTGCTTTCATCGGCTTGGGGCCGGTCGTCCGCTCGCCCTTGGCTTGCGAAATCTTGGCCTTTCCACGTTCAAAAAGCATGGCATTGCGTGCCATTGCGACGACGCCAGCATGCTTGATGCTATCCACGTCATTCGCGTCGAACCCCTTGGACAAAAGAAAGTCACGAATTTCCTTCGCTTCCTTCTTCGCAACGTCAGCGTTGCGCCACTCGGGGATCAATTCAGGCAACCGGCTCTGTTCAGACTGCAGAACTTTCTGCTGCTGATCGGCCATCTGTCTGTGCTGAATTTGCAGCATGCGCTGCTGTTCAGCTTCAACCGCCTGAATTTGGGCAATGCGTTGCTCCTTCGCCTTGCGCCACTGGCGCTCCAGCTTAGTCGCTTCGATGGGGTTCTGTTCGTACAGACTGTCCCAGTCGGGTTCCGCTTCGACCTGTTGCTGCAGTTGTTGCCGCATAGCTGGCAACAGAGTTGCATACTGGTCACGTTCTGCCGCCATTTCAGCTTCCATAGCTTCCAGCGCCTTACGCTGTTCAGCCAACTGCTGAGACTTGCGGGTGTAGTCCGATTGCCGGGAATACCCATTCAGCAATTCATCAAGCGTGACCTCGATTTCCTGACCATCCACCTTGACGGTGTAAGTCCCATCGGGTTGCTCGACCTCTTCGCTTTCCGAATAGTCGCCTTCGTCGGTCGGTTCATATGCGGCTTCCGCCTCATAATCACCATCGGTCTCATCGACCGGCGCATCATCGCTTGACGCCGTGTCCTCAAGGGGGGCCATCATCGCTTTGACTGCTTCAGTTGCTGAACGCAGGTCGCCCGGAGCGTTGTCTGCCATAGCTACTACCTCATTTTTATCACCTTGCGGTCTTTTCGGCAACTATGCCGTCTTCGACGTAACCAACCAGCCGCTGCCGCACTGCGTCCAGCCCGTGCTGCCGGGCTTGGACACTGGCAAGCCTGCCAGTATCTCCAAGCCCAGCAGCGCGGAAATCGTCGAAAATCTGTTGCTGCATTTCGTCTAAAAAACGCTGCAGGTCCGGGTCATCCAGAAGCCGCTTGGCTTCACGGGCGTCCGACAGGATTTGCTGCTTGGTTTTCTTCGCCACGAACTGCATCCTTCACCATTTCGGCCTGCGCCTTCATTACTTCACGCGCAATAGCCGTGCTTTTCTTGACCTGTTCGGCACTAAGTTGCGCGCCGTACTTGGCCTCCAATTCAGCGGCCTTCATGTAGATGTCGATCTCCATCTGGTCGCGCTTCAGTTCCTCTTCCCGCATACTCTCTTCGCGCTTACGGGCCATCTCTTCACGCTTGGTCTGCACGTCGGCCTGAATTTGCATGATCTGCGCCTGAACAAGCTGTTCATTCACATCAGGCTGCGGCGGCTGCGGCGGGGGCGGCTGGAAATTCGCCGGGTCAGACCAGAAACGC